AACCATGTCATAATGGAAGATTCTAATGCTGAGGCATAAACCCAACCAAGCATTTGTTTCTGCCATTGATTATTAAGGCTTTTTGTTGATGACTTCTCACCACCTTGAATAATCTGTAAGACTTTTTCTAGTTCTGATGACATTCTTAAATTCTCCTTTCTACCTATTATTAAATCAAATGTTGGGATAAATTACAATAACAAATTAAAAAAAATGTTAATTGTTCATTACCCCAACTCATTCGTCATCAGAAACGAAACCCAAAAATTTTTTTACAACTCAGGCCTGAGCTGCGGTGCGATTTCCTATTAAGCGATTCTATATCAACAAGGATACTGGATCTTCGGATTTTAGGAACCCGCTCGCGAGCGGGAACTTTTTTCTATAATGTATACTATAGCAACTGGGATACAGGTGCTTCGGATTTTGTTAGAAGAGTACATTCAAAAAGCCTCCGAGGTCACGGATCGCACCCATAAACCCTGCTATTATTAAAAAACCTAGGAGGATCAAGGTCCCCCCTTTCATCTCAAATCCAATGATGAGCAAAAAAGCCCAGATTAGACCAGTTACTGCCAGTATGTTCATTCTTTCTCCTTTAGCTGCGGGCATCCAGGCTTACAGCTCAGGTAATATATATAGTGATTTATCCTTGTTTTTCAAGCTTTTTTCTGCACAAACTTGGCTGTCAGGCGCGAGCCCGGTCTTTCCTATTTATTATATGCCATATCAGTAATGGGGAGAGATTCGCTTCGGATTTTCCAAGGATTTCAACCCTTTTTCGAGATCCAGACGAAGTGTGATTCGCAAAAAAGTACTGAAAGAGGTGTTTTGAATCTACCCGCTCGCGAGCGGGAACTTTTATTTATTATATATCATACCAAAAACGGGGATACTTGACCTTCGGATTTTTTCAGGATTTCCAGCCGCATCCTGCCTGGGCCGCTCCCAGCTCTATCATAGGCATAACACAAGATCCGGTGTTAGTTGCTTCGGATTTTCCAAGATGTAGTGTTGAATCGTGAAAAGCTGCTCGCGAGCGGGAGCGCGGGAACTTTTTATACTATAGGATCGGTATGGTGTGGGGATACTTGGACCACGGATTTTTCGACGGCGTTCCAATCGTAGGGGCCATCGAAGCATGCAACATGGCTCATGGACTTAAAACCATCGTTCGCACAGTCCTGAACCCTGGTTCCTGGAAATATTTTGAGCTGCCTCCGAGAGAGGCTTTCAGCAAGTATATAATTGGGTATGTTGTACTCAGATAGCTTGAGATTTATGGCAACTTGCTGTGGACTCAGTCCCAACTTGTTAATTTTTGTACACTTGAGTTCCATCCAAAATGTACCTGGACAACCATTATGTCCGTACCTGTAAAGACCATATAAATCAGGCATTCCAGGTGTAGACCAAGAGTCAATTTTTAGGAAGTGTACATTAGTAAAATTAGTTCTTACTTTCTTTGATAATCTACTCTCCGGAGTCGATGCCATTACCTATGTATCTACCTTTCTCATCTCTTTTTTGTTTCTGTTTTTTCAACCACTCTCCCCTTTCCATCTGTACACGGCAGCTGCCGTCGTCAAAAACATACAATAGTTTAACACCCATATCTTTCTGTTCTTCTGTTAAGATTCTATTTATTAATTGTTTAGAGCCCTTCGTATCTTTGTTGTTTCTAAATCCTGCAACCTTGACATCAAATAACTCTATGTCACCTAGATCATTAACAGCAACAACGTCAATGGGACCATAACCAAAAACATTACTGAATACATAATACCCCCTATCTAAAAGCCATAACAGAGCAGCTTGATGTGCCCAACTACCCTTGAGCTGTTTCTTGTTCGTCACTGGCATTTATCACCTTAGCTGATTCACCAGATAATCTTTTTTCAAGTTCAACAATTTTTGCATCTACTTCCTCCATGCTCATACTATCAATAGTTCCATATTTAATTTCTTTTTTATCAATATACAGCCCTGCTACCTGGCCTCTATTTTTCTCAGCTGCTACAGCTGCATTCCAATTGCCTGCCTCTTCTGCTCTTGAAGACAGTTCAAACATTCTTTTCAAATGCTTATCATAACTAGTTTCATATTTTCTATAAAACTGAATTCTATAATGTTGAATTGCATCAACAACTTTAGGAAACATCTTAGGGTTCTGCATATTACTAGCTTGTTGTCTTGCGGTCTTCTCAGAGAAGCCACAGTCTATAGCTATTTGTGTTGCAGTTTTTCTACCTTCGTACAAAACCATTAGCTGAGCAAACTTTGCTTGTTTTGGAGTCAATCCTGGAAAGTGATCAAATCTTTCTTGAAGCTTTGTTGTTACGTCACCTGTTACGTCTGTTACGTCTGTTACGTCTGTTTTCGTCATCTAAATACACTTTTCATAAAATAGAGAGAAAATCAATCCTAATTATTCCCACTGTTACGTAACGTTGGGATACTCACGTAACACCCACGTAACAGCTGAAACGATTGATATATATATATTATATTAGTAAATAGATAATGTTACGTAACAAACAGTCTATTTTTTTTATTTTTTATTTTTAATTTTAATTTAATAAACTATATGCGTTACAGCAAACCACTGCAAAAACTTGACATATAAATATTGCCAGCTGGTTCCAGGTCTTTCCAAAGATAATGAGCTCTATATTGACAATCAACTAATGTATCAAATGGTTCATGGTCCCAGATCAATTGTTGACATCTATCGGTCAATTCCATGCTTGGATCGTTAATACACAGCCAAATTATTAGTACGTATTTCATATATTAATATCTAATTGAATATGTTAGGATTGTACACTGATTTGTGGGGCCGTTCCTCCTAAATAACAATGTCTCCGCAAGACGTAAAGTCCCACAAATCTCCAAGAAATGAAATACAGAGATATAACAGTAACGGTCAAAGACCATGAAACCGGAGAAAAAGTTTCTTTGACCTTGATTGGTTATGGCATTAGTATCAGACGAATATTAGAATTTATAAAGGACAGAATAAAATGAATCATAAATATTTTAAAATACCTGGCTGGTTCAATATGCACGAAGCATACGACCAGGTCCTTGATCATTGTGAAGACGGAGACGAGATCATGGAGATAGGCAGCTTTATGGGTAGATCAACATCTTACCTGGCCACTAACATTATCAACTCAGGTAAGAAAGTTCATCTCTACGCACTAGACACTTTCGAAGGGAGCTCTGAACATGCTAACCTAGATATCGTCAATGGTTTTTACGATACGTTCAAAGATAACTGTAAAGAATATATATCAAAGGGCGTCGTAACGCCGTTAAAGTCAAGATCAGATGACGCCAACACACTAGCAAGATTTCCAAACAAACACTTTCAAGCTATTATTGTCGACGGAGCCCATGAGTACGAACCAGTCATGGAAGACATACTCAACTGGTGGCCCAAGCTCAAAGACGGCGGGACCATGGTCGGCGATGACATGTCATTGAAGTCAGTACAACAAGCCGTTAACGATACGTTCGGTGCGGGTAAATGCGAGAACAATAGTTCTATAGATTTTATTCAAGGTCATGAACAATGGTTTAGTGTATCGAAAGGTACAGAGCTTACAAAATGTTCCAAATTAGTGCCTGGTCAAAATATCTTAAGAAAGACTCCATGAAGTTTAACCTGAAGACTACACCGATTGTGATAGTCCGATGGGAAGACGCTACCGAGCCCTTCTCAGGTTGGGTAGAATACAAAGATATTATTAAAAAGACCGCAGCTGGCTGTTTTTCTATCGGATGGCTCGTCAAAGACGACGAAAATCAAATATCGTTGATGGCGGACTGGTGTGATGATGGTGGCCAGGAAGGAGGAAGGGTTGCAATTATTCCCAAAGGTATGGTAAAAGAGATTAAGTATTTAAAATACCATGAAGCTAAAAGATATAATTAAGCAGCTAAAGGTGTTTGAACAACAGACTGACTCAGGAGGTCATGACATGATCTACGAGGTGGAATACAAAGATGGTTCAACAGAAAGATTTAACCATCGTGAGTGGAACATTATTGTAGCTAATGGAAAGTCTTTTTGGGAAAGGCACTTGAAGAATAAATACTTCGAGCAGGGACACGAAGCCCTGTATTAGGCTTCGTCATCTTCTTCTGTTGCTTCATCATCGTCACACTGACAATGCTTTACAGCTAGTAACTCATTGTGTAGGTAAGCTATCGCCTGCAACGCTTCTTGATATTTCTCTTCTATGTTTTCCATTGTTACCTCCTTGAAAAGTGTCGAAAAGTCAGAATACTAAAATTCGATCCCAACCTCAAAAGTTTTTTTAAAATTGTTTGCTTGACTTTTTGAAAGATGTCTCTCCATCAGTCACACCACCAGGGGGTTCGTACACGACTACTAAGCCAGCCAGGTGTCGGCTTTCTTGGATCTAAGTGGGATAAAGAATCCACTTACAAGTATAATTATTTTATACCTTTTTCCAAACTGTTTATATATCTCTCCAAGGCTTCAATTGCCTCAGTCACGTTACTTGTTGCTATATCTTTTGTTACATATAGCTTTACAATTTCAAAAGCTTGTCTTCCTGTCATCAACATTTTAAACATATGTTCTCCTTTCCAGCCTCAACATGCCTATAACACTCCTCGCCTGACAGCGCCTCACCCCACCTGCCGCAACAAGACCGACCATGCCTCGCTCAAACTTACCACGCCTGCCTCGACCTACCCCTCCGCAACTAGCCCGACCTCGCCCCGCCTGCCGTAACATACCGGTCCAAGACACAACTGAAGTTACCACGCCTGCCTCGCCAAATCACACCTCGCAACACCATACCCCGAATTGACTCAACCTGTCCGCAATCGTAACCCACCGAGACACAACTCGCCACGCCTGCCTTAACACGCCTTGCTACCACCAGAACGTACCCGACCTCACCACTCCTGCCTTGACGCAACATGACTTATATCCAACGGAACGTACCAGACCTCACCCCGCCTGCCTACTCGATAGATGATCCGTCTTCTATAACTGATAGAAAACTTTCTAAATCATCTATCGTGCCCTTGAAATGTTGTTGTTGAAGAGTGCTCAAGTAAAGAAAAGCTTTCTTGTCTTCTGCTTTCTTCAATGAAATCACAGCGTT